GTTGTCGCCCCTCCCACCTGATTTTTTGACCAGGGGGGTGTCATAGGTCAACATGGCCCAGCTCATCCGCCCGCCAGCGCGTCCTGCTGTGCTCCTCCATGTGGCAGTCTTTGCACAGCAGCTCGAGGTTCTCCCAGTTGAGCGCGATCGCCGGATCGTTTATATTCTCCGGCGTGAGTCTGATCTTGTGGTGCACCTCATCACCCGGAACGATCAGCCCTTTCTTCAGGCACCGTTCACACAACCCAGCCCGATCCCTCTTGTATGCTCTTGCACACCTGATCCATGCTCTGCTCACATAGAAGCTGTGAGCAAACCCTGATTCTTTTGACATGTCGCATAAAAAAGCAGAGTCCAACCGCCCATTGAACTCTGCATGACTTGGAGGTGATCCGTTCCCCATGGATCCACACTATCATGTTATCATGATTTATTTTGACATACAATGACATGAATCATTCTGCATTGCACATATTTTTTCTTCCGCGCTCGTGAGATACCTGTACACGCTGCGGATGTCTCTGTCTATTGTTTCAGCGATCTCATCAATGCGGTGACCCTTGATATATCTCATTCTCATCGTTCCTTTTTCGTTGATATCCTCAAGGCTGTCGATCATCGGAGTCAGCTCCGCCCGCATCTGCTCCAGCTCTTCCAGTGTCTCCCTGTATGCCTCTCTCGCATCAGCCAGAGCTATGTTTGCTTCTTCCTGCCTGTTTGCTCCGTCCCCGCCTCGTGGCATGCCTGTGATACTTGTCGTGATGCGTGTAGCGTTCGCCATTTTCTTTTCCACGTCCCACTCGATTTTCGGCAGCTTCTTTATCAGGAACCGCATTCTCTGGAGATCAACCATCTGACCGGCCCACCTTTCGCATTAAAACTCTGATGTATACCCCGTCAACCACATCGCTCCGCCTGGCTGATCCGCGCACATACTCATATCCCGGATACAGTCTCTCCATGATCCGCCTGGCCTCGCTCGGATCCTGATCAAACACACTGCTCATCTGTTTGACCTTTGCCCTCGTGACCTTCGTGTCGCTTGTTCTCGTTTTCGGCTTCTTCAGGTTCTTGCTGCAGCTGTATTTCCGTTTTCCCTTCTCCCGGGCCGCGCCCGGGTTCTGGTTGTAGATGTACCGCGCCAGCGCTTCCAGTCCGGCCTTGTCCGGCTGCAGTCTGTCACAGTTGCAGTATCCTGTGTCCTTCCCCCAGATCTCTTTCAGCTCTGCCTCGCTGATGTCGCCCTGGGTGATGAAGTGGCAGTGAGGCCGCTTTTCCCGGCCTTCCTCCACCCATTCGATGGCATAAATGTATTTCAGTTCCGGCAGTCCCTCGCGGATCCGCGCGCGGCGCAGTCTCGCGATGAAGTTTTTCACGTCCTGATTGATCCGTCTGTTGCTCGGAGCTGGTCCCGCATACGTGAGCGTGACGCTCAGATCGTCCTTGCTGAAGTTGGTGTCCATCAGCTGGATCAGATACCGTCTTGCCTTTTCGTCGTTGTGCTTCCGGATCTTCTCCGGCGTGAGGTACTGCTTTGCCATCCTCGCCCGGGTTTCCTGCTCCTTCCCGAAGATCGGATATATCTCAGCCTCGAGCCGCGGCCCCGCCTTCGTCGTCCGTGTCCGGTATCCCATCCGTCCTTTCCGGAGATCCGTGTGGCGCTGCTGCCATCTCTCGCCCTCTTCCATCCTGGCTGCCAGTTCGATCGGAGTGAGGCCGTCCAGATCCTGCACATCAAAAAGCGCTTCGTACTCCCAGCTCATGGCTCCCGGCTCCTCCCTCTTCCCGTCGTACCGATCCCCGTCACCCCGGGGCGCTCACTCGCCGCCCCCGGGACCTCCGGCTGTCAAAACAGCATTCGGATCTGTTGTTCGTCATCAGCGTTCGGATCTTCTCTTCCCGGATCTCTCCGTCGAGAATGCTCCATTAGTTATTACTCCATACAAGCCTCATCAGCGGTTCACCGCGCCGCGCTTCCGGATCCTCCGCCGGAGTGACCATATAATAGGAAATAATTCAATAATCTTCGTTTTCCTGAATTAAACAGTTCCGATAATTCAATAAGAATGAATTTCCTATAATAATCTCACGTTATTTCCTCCGCCCTGATCCGTCCTTCCATCCTGGCCAGGCACATCGGACATTTGTTCGGATATGTCGTTTCCCGCCACTGTGTTTCCTCCGTCTCATAATCCGTATACCATGGTTCCTTTTCATGTCCGCAGTGTTCGCACTCCGCGAATTCAAGCCCGGTTCCCTCGTTGAAAACGATCCACCTTGAGGTTTTCTTTTTCTCGCCGACTTTTCCGAAAAGCATTTTCACCCCTCCATTCGTCGTTATTCATAAATCACGTCAACCTCTCTCATCAGGCACCGCGCCGGCCTCTCCGTGGCGTACTCCTCTACGAGATAGTACCCTGTGCCGTGTCCTGGCTCCTTAAACTCCAAAGCCGCGCACATAGTAAAGCCGGAGTATTCCCCTGTCCGTACTAAGTACGAACAGGGGCACTCCGCGCAATTCTTCGGCATCGGAATATTCATACAGATCATGCAAACCTCCGATAGTCGTTTTCCACATCCGTGTCATTCTGCATCACGTATTTCATCGTGGTGTCCAGTTTCTCATGCCCTAAGATGGCAGCCACTTCCTGCACCGGCATTCCGTGCCGCGCCATATTGGTGGCCAGCGTCCGCCGGAACTTGTGCGGATGCACGTGCTCGACGCCCGCCGCTTCTGCGACTCTGTTGAGCATCACCCTCACGCCGCCCGGTTCCAGCCGTTCCCCGAATTTTCCGATAAACAGTGCCGGATCTTCGTCTGTTCTCTCCGCCAGATATTCCCGGATCAGCATCCCGGCCACCGGTCTCAGGTACACTTTCCGCTCCTTGTTTCCTTTCCCGCGGACGATGCACTGCAGCTTATCCAGATCCACATCGTTCCTGTTCAGCTGCGTCATCTCGCTGATCCGGCATCCGGTATGCTCGAGGAATGCAATGATTGCCCGGTCCCTGCTTGTCTGGCAGCTCTGGTGCAGTTTGTCCAGCTCCACCTCGCTGTACGTGGCCTTTTTCCGCTTCGCGCACTTGATCACGCCCAGGTTGGCCGTCGGGTTTTTCTCGATCAAACTTTCCCGCTGCAGCCAGTTGAAAAACGCGATGAAGATCTGCCTGTGGCTTTCCAGCGATGTGTCCATGAGTCCCCGTTTCTGTTCGTCTGCGAGGTATGCCCGGATGTGGTGGATCGTGATCCGTCCCGTCGGCACCCCCGTCCATTTGATCAATCTCCCGATCTCATATGAATACCTGTCAATCGTTTTCTGGCTCCGTCCCTCGATCGTCAGCGCTGACAGATACTGATCGAGCATGTCGTCCGTCTCTGCGTTTCCGCTCTTGTGCTCTTCCATCTCGAATCCGTCCAGCACTTCGCTCACGCCCGCGAGGATCCGCGGCATGGCCTCCGCCGTCACTTCTGTTCCGAGCCGTTTCTTCAGCAGATCCAGAAAACTCGCCTTCGCCTCAATGGCCATTATCCCGCTCCTTTCTTCTGCCCCAGCGCCCGGATCGCCGCGGCTGCGTCCTTCTTCAGCGTCCTGCTGCACCCGATTTTGATATTGTGGTATGTGCACAGCGCGCACTCATTCTCCGCGCAGAAGTCCAGGCACCCCGCGATAACATCCTGATCCCCGTGCCATTCTCCGCCGTACCGGACGTCCTTCGCCACGTCCTGCAGATCTCTGATGACCTCGCTGTACTTCTCTGCATCCTCCTGATCGTCCCTGAATGCCGTCCGGATATCCTCAAAAAGCGTGATAGCTTTACAAAGCGATGTATATCTGCTCATTCTCCCAGTCCTCCCTGCAGTATTGCCGGATGTTGTTTGATGGCTTCCCTGATCCGCGCGCTTTCCATCTTGTATCTGGCCTTCCGGATCATCTGCTCGATCTCCGCCACGTGGATCACCTTCTTGTTCTTCAGGATCACGATCTCCGGCATCCCCTTGATGCCGTCCAGTTCCCGGATCCGATCCTGTTCGGCCTTCTTTTCCGCTTCCAGTCGGGTGATCAGCCGCTCCTGCCGCATGCTTTCCGTGATGATCATTGCCACACGATCCTTTCTGACCCGTCCAGCGCGTTCATCAGCCGCACGGACCATGCTCCGCCCATTCTCCGGATCTCCCTGTAGACCCTGTTCGCCTTTTCGAGCTGATCCAGCCGCATCGCGTCATATTTGTAGATACTCCATACCGGCACCCATCTCGCCATTGATACCAGATACATCCCGTTCCGGCAGATCACGAAGCCCTTCAGCGGTCTGCTCTTCGGCGGGTTCTTTCCTTCCCTTGTGTTCATTTCCCGCTCACCCCCTGATATCCGGCTCCGGTCCATTCGATGTGCTGGTTGGCCATCGGATAGCTCATTTCCCATGCGGCGTCCCTGGCCGCCTTGTCTTCCAGATAGAAGTTGATGCCGATCACGATTTCCGCGATGATCACGGCGGCCAGGATGATATCCTTGATTGCTTCCTTCGTTCTTGTGCTCATTGTCTTTTCGCTTTCTCCGTGTTATAATCACGGTGTCTTCAATCCGGTTTCGGACCGTCGGTGTTGCAGCACCGGCGGCCCTTTTCTTTTCCTTCCATCCTTACATCTCTCCGCCGTTGCTCCGGCTCTTCTTATGACTCCCTGTCATGGCGTGGATCATCCGCTGCCGTTTCAGCTTGTAGCTTTTCCGGCTCCGCGCCGCGTGGTTCTTCCTGCTGCTCATCTTCTCCCCTCCTTCCTCATCCTGCATGTATCGAAGTGGCACGGCCAGCCGGTCATCTTGTCGAAATCCTTTTCCCCGTCCCCGGCCAGCTCGCCCCGGTACAGCTCCCCGCTCTGGGTGACGAACCTCCGCCCGTCCCATCCTCCGGCGATGACGAATTTCACTTCCTCCCGGTCGCATGGAAGGCTTTTCCCGCGGTCCGTCTTGATCAGGAAGATCTCCGCCCCGCATTCCCGGCATCTCGCCCGGATCGGCCTCACGTTCTCTTCCATCCCGGCATCCCCTTCCGAAAGAGCTCGAGTATTGTGTCCGTTTCAACCAGACATCCGTCATCCATCTTTCCCGGTCGCTCCACGCTCCCCAGCTGCTCAATCAGTATCATGTTGTCATTGATCCCCTCGCGGATCCCGCTGCAGATCTCCTCTGTCAGATCCGTGCTCAGGTAATCCGCCAGCTGCTCCTGCACGATTCCCATGATTGCATCCATCTGCCGCTCGTTCATCCTCAGGCCTCCTTCCGCTGCCGACCGATGGGCCGTCTGGCGATCTTCCCCGTGCTGTGGGTGAAGCAGATGATCCGGTTATCCCGCCATGCTTCCAGTCCGCTCTCCGGCACGCGCAGCGCACGGTGACTCCCTCCGCCGCCGACATTGATGCAGCCCGGCATTTCCGTCATTTTCACCCTCGCGGTTCCGACGGAAATGCCCAGGATCTCCGCCACCTCGCAGGGCCGCAGGTACTTTTCCTTCATCCCTATGCCCCCTTCCCGATCAGTTCATCCATGGTAATCTGGTTCTCGCTGACAATGGGATCTCCGTTTCTGTCGAAAGCCAGGTTCAGTCCTCTGATCTCCTCGCACTCCGCTTTCCCGTTGATCCCCAGCTTCACGCTTACGTCCGGCTTCAGCTCGATCATGGTCTGCATCTCCCCGGTCTCCCGGTTTACGATGCGCTCCATCTGGATCTTGATCTTTCCGGTAATCGTCCCGTTCTTCAGCTCCTTCTCAGCCATGTTCACCATCATGTGGCGCAGGGAGATATCGAACAGATCCCGGAATGACTTCAGCTGCTCGCTTTCAATGCTCAGGACTTCCATCTCCATCCTCCTCTTCTTCGTCTCCACTGCTCATAAAGTCTTCTATTGCTTTCATGCACTCTTTATCGATTTCTTCTTTCTGTTCTTCTGAATAATCCATGTCTTCAATCAGTTTTATAACTGCCCAATCAAGGAAATTCTGTATTTCTAAAATGCTCGTTCCTTTTCTATGTTTCTCTTCTTCACCGGGCCACAGGCCTAAGTTACTCCACGCCCGCCCTACCAGATAATCAAGAACTGCCGCTATCAAGTCGCAAATTCTTCTATCATCATCTTTTGCGTTAAGTTTGAAATGATTTTTTAACAGGGCTCCATACGCTGGTAAACTTTCCATCGGGTTTTCAAACATCTTTACGCTCCTTTCTCATCCCTCTCCAAAGTGAAACCGGAGGATGATCCGATCCATCATGCCCATATCATTGTTGATCATCTGGTTCATCGCGCACCGCACATAGCATTCCGGATCATCCTGCAGCGACTCCAGCGCCTTCATGATCATCTCATAGGTGTTGCAGTAGATCTTCCGATCGTCGCTGTATCCCTCAAATTCTTTCATATACTTCCCATAGAATGATTCCATGGTGTACTTCTTGCTTTCTTTCCAACTTGTGCTTTTCATTTTCATTCTCCTTTCTCGATCGGATAGTTGTACAATTCCTCCGGTGCGATTTTCAGTATTTCTGAAAGATTGAAGAAAAGATCCGCTCCGATCTTCTGCCTTCCCTTCAGCATTGCTGTAAGCGCCTGTTCGCTGATTCCCGCCTTTTCTGCGATGAATCTCTGCTTCAGCCCGCTGTCTTCAATGGCCGCCGCTACGTTCTCGTTACACATGCTATTTTTCTCCTTTCTTCAGCAAAGCTGAATTTCAATGGTATTATATTCGGCATTTCTAAAGTTGTCAATAAATATTTTCAGATTTTCTGAACTTTTCCATTGCAATGAGTAAATCGCGCTGATATAATCATCCTGACAGATGGAAGGAGGCCGCCCAATATGACTGAAATCAGAGAATCGATAATTCGCAATCTAAAAAAAGTTTGTTCTGAGAAAAACGTCAAAAACATTGATATTGCCAATTATCTTGGCGTTTCTCAGGGATCTGTAACTAACTGGTTCAAGGGAACCAATTTTATCGACATCGATAATCTCTATTCACTCTGTTCTTTTCTCGGCGTTTCCCTCAGCGATATTCTCCCGACAAGCGGCAGTACATTGTCTGATGATGAGCGCCAGCTTGTCCGTCTTTATCGTGGCGCTGATGATCGCGCCCGCTCTGATGCTCTCAGGATGCTTCAGGAGCACCAACTATCAGATATCGCCGTGAAGGTAATATAATCTATCCATTATAAAGGAGGTTCCATGATGAAAAAGGTCATTTCTGTTTTCCTGTCCTTCGTTCTCCTGTTCTGTTCTTTCGCATTTGCAGACGATCTTTCCGATGAAATATGTGGCCGCTGGGCATTCTACTGGGATACGCGTCCCATGAATGAAAAATATAACGGTGGCAAAAAGATGATGTCGTTTGTTATCCAGTCATATGACCTTTATCTTCTTGACGATTATACCGCTTATCTCAATTCTGTCTCATCAAAATACGGAACTTTCCTTGAAATGCAGCAGCCCACTGCGGAAGGATCATGGAATGATTATGATGGGCATCTCACACTGTATATTCTTGATAATACCTATTCGATGGATCTTGATGACAAAGGCCGTCTTCTTGTGTACTTTTCGGAAAAAGCTCCCTATCCATTCTTAAAAGTCGAGCCGTTTGATTTCTTTGCTGAATATTGATAATGAGGTGGGAACGTGCGAAAAATGCACATTGCTCACGAACGGTTCTAATTTACCGTGAAAAACTGGGATTGAGGTGATATCATGCCCCGCACAAACGCTAAACATGAAAAGCCCCGCGCTGATGGCCGGTATCAGCGGAAGTATAAAGGAAAGTATTTCTATGGATCCACACCGGAGGAAGCGGAGCGCCTCCGTGATGAGTATAAGTATCAGTGTGAACACGGAATCGAGCAGATCCGGAACATCACCGTCTCCGAATATGCGGAGGAATGGCTCCCGATCGCAAAATCCTCCGTCTCTGATAAATGCTACAATGACTATGCCGTGCAGCTGGAAGCGCTCACTGCTGTCTGCGGGGATAAGTATATGAACGCTGTTGTCCCGAATGATATCCTGAAAGTCTGGAAGCATTATATCGGATATTCGGATAGCACGATCCACCGCGCCCGGATGCTGTATCGCGCCATGTTCGCCTCCGCCATTGAAAACGGATACTGCCGCTCGAACCCCGTGCAGAAGGAATCAGCCAAACCGCACAAGGGCACCTCCGGCACCCATCGTGCCCTCGAACCCTGGGAGCGGAAGGTCATCGAATCCACCGACCACCGGATGAGAGGCCCGGCCATGCTGATGCTCTATGCCGGACTCCGCCGCGGGGAGATGCTGGCCTTCTCCGGCACGGATGTGCATAAGAACGTTCTCAGCGTGACCCGCGCCGTCCGCTTCGACGGAAATCTGCCCGTCCTCTGTGATCCGAAGACGGAAGCCGGAAAGCGGGAGATCCCGGTCTTCGATATCCTCCGCCCCTATGTGAAGGATCTGAAGGGCCTGATCCTGACAGATAAAGACGGAAAGCTCTGCTCCGAAACTGCTTTTCAGAATGCCTGGGCCGACTGGAAGCGCCAGATCGAATGCGAATTGAACGGCTGCAGCCAGAAGCGCTGGTATTTTATCGAATCCTCCTTCCGCGCCCGGGATCCGAAGCGTTATGATCAGATTCAGTCCCTGCTCGCCCAGGGCAAAAAAGAAGAGGCGGATGCGCTCCGCCTCATGGACTGGAAGGAATGGACCGTCCGCCCCCATGACCTCCGCCACAGTTACTGCGTCATGCTCAGAGACGCCGGTGTGGATCTCAAATTAGCCATTCAATGGATGGGGCACGCGGACGAAAAGATGATCCTCCGCATTTATGATCATGTTTCTGATCTCCGGATCCAGTCCGCGATCCGGAGCGTGAACAGCCTCAACCGGAAAGGACGGGCGTCAAACGGGCGTCAGAAGAAGACGCCCGCGCGCCGCGCAGCCATATAAATCAAGCGCTGGAAGCTCTTCCACGGATAGACTCCGACTCTGAAGGTCACAGGTTCGAATCCTGCCGGGCGTACACCCCGCGTGCCTTGAAAATAAAGGCTCGCGGGACTTTTTTATGTTTCCGGTGGATCCTCCCAAAGCTCTCTAAACGTGCTGAAGTGGTCCAAAAAAACCAAACCCGGGCGTCAAACGGGCGTCAGGAAATAAATAAAAATCCCCCGATATTTTTCGGGGGATTCCTTACTTGACCGTTACTTGATATACATTTCCTTTTTTACTTGACTGCTGCTTTACATAACACTGTCCAGCGGTTCATCAGGAGGCTCTTCTTCGTCAGTCTTCTTGACCTCCGGCAGCCCTCCCAGACTCGTGAGCATCGATAGGACAAAGGCAACTCCACTCACAGAAAGTGCACGGAGCCACTGTACTTCCTCCACTGCTGCACCCACAGTGATACACCCAACCATTGTCTGAGCGAAAGTCTTCACCGCACGAATCAGCGCCGCGATCAGCCATTCCTTCCAGTCCCAGCTCCACATTGATCCGCTCCTCCTTATACAATCCTCATCTCCATGATTTCCTTGTGCACCTGTGTGATCGTTCCATTGCCTCCCAGCGCATGATATGAATTATATGCACTGTCGATCGCATCCTTCCGGCTGACAGAGATCACATTTCCGTCCGCCACACATTTATCATAGCTGTCCAGGATCTGTATCCGCAGGATATCCCGCAGCCCGTTTTCAATCGCCTTATTCTTCTCCCTCTCTTCCCTGAACCGTTTCGACAGGTGAGCATATGCTCCGCCCAGCAGCGTCGTCACCAGTCCGAAAAGAAACTCGAGCCAGTATTTCAGAATAAATTCCCACATGGTCCTCACCCCCTCAATCCTAACCAGTCCCCGATCATGTCATAGATCTGTTCCAGCTCCTTCTTCGGGACGCTGACCATGTCACCTGCCTCCTCCGGATCGTGCAGAAACTCGCTCTTGACGTATCCTGTGTGTCCGTTCCACTGGATCCTGTTCCAGTATCCTCCGCCCTCGATCAGATCCACCTCTGATCCCTGCGGAATCTGTGCCACCAGCGCCGAAGATGTGGATGCCGCTTCCCTCATGTTGATCGGCAGCCCCAGATTCCCTCCGGACGCGATTTTCTTTCCCATGGGTTTCACCTCTTCCTTCGTGATTTTTTTGCACCACCCATGCCAGCCCCATTTCCCGATACTCGTGTCCATCTTCGGCTTTGGTGTTGTCATGTGCCGGATCTGCAGCGGATACACGCTGACCACGACGCCGACGTGATAATAATCTCTTAAATCCCCGTTGTAATATTCTCCGCCCGGTTCATATCGCGCCGGAAGATCATATCCTCCCTGCCCTGGCTCGTATGCCTTGAATACCAGTTCTCCGGGCTGAAGATCTCCTGTCCCGACGATTTTCTGCGGTTTCCCGGTCAGCTCTTTCCTGGCTGCATAGTTCGATCCGTGCAGCCCGCGCCACTGGCCCCCGGCCCTCCGGATCGCGCCGATGATCAGGCCGATACAGTCGCAGAGATGATCGCTGCCGTCATGGCCCTTTTCATATCCCGGACCCTCCGCCGCGATCTCCTCCACCCGGCTCAGAAATACTCTATCGTTTACCATGTCGCTCATCTCCCGCTGCAATCATCAGAGCGCACAGCATGAACCCCATCACCGCGCCGATCACGCCGCCGGCAACGAAACTGACCCACCACATGGCTCTCCTCCTGATCTGCAAATAAATAGGACGGCGGCGATCCCACCATCGTACTCCGCTCCCGCCGATGCCAGGCACGCGCCAGAGGTTTCATCTCTGCGGAAATTCATGTTCGCTTGAGTTTCCCCGAATCTGGCAAAGGACTGCTCCGACGTCCGATTATTTCTTTGTCCCGATGTAGTCCACAAGGTTCTTCGCCGTCAGCGTCACCCAATAGGCCACGATCCATGCATGCATCACATAGCCGGCGATCAGGCCCGTCGCGACGATCGCCGCGATGATGGCCAGCATGATGATCATGACGGCGCTGATCTCTTTTGTGCTCATTTTCTGCCACCGCATTACATTTATACAACTCATTTGGCCACTTGTTAAAAAATTAGTTCTCGTTATTTGGTCACTTTAAATCACAATGCGTTTTCGTAAACAGGCGGCGTTGCTCCAGCTGAGACATCATCCTGCACACCCCACCGATACCGTTTAATATCCCCGTTGTGATATACTTCAACAATGTCAAACAGATACTTTCCTGTAGGAGATGCTTCTTTAGCTGCATTTGATGCTTGACTGTATCCCTGTGTGCTGAAACCGCCACCACCACCTGCTCCACCTGCATTCACTGAAATCCATCTGATTCCCTGATCAACAAAATCCGCACTTGTGTGAGTGTGTCCGAAGAAATATCCAAGGATATTCTCTTTATGTGCATCAAGTACAGCGAGAAGAGCGTCTTTGTTTTCAAGGCTTGCGTTTGGCCCACTCAGCGCATGGACATGAGAACAACAAATCATTTTCCATCCTTCCTCAACGTTAAGGGCAGTATCATCTAACCAGTCAAGTTGGTCTTGAGATATCTTCATCCAGTTCTGACCACCCGTTTCAATCCGTTCCGCATCCGTCAGGTCGCTTGCGTTAATACAGACGACACGGATTTTCTTCGGCGTAAGATCAAGATAGAAATATCCGTTTCCACCATCAGGTTTGACGAACGCATCATTGCGCTTGTTGATTGTGTACACAATTTCATTGTTGAAAAAGGCATTACTGATAATTTTCGCAGATGTATGAACCGTCGAAGAATTATCATCATGATTTCCCCTGCACACAACCACCGGGCATTCGGCTTTTTCAAACACGCTTTTAAACTCACGCAGTGAATTCATCCACGGTTCATTCGTACCAGATGTATTTCCGTTGATAATATCTCCTGTGTGCATGATGAAATCACAAGACAGTTTCTTTGCCATCTCGTTCATCTGCTCAAACATAATCCTGCGTTCGTAATCGAGTTTCTCGTTTTGATGAGTGTCTGTAGTATAAACGAACCGGACAAATCCAAGATCTGCGCTTTTGACTTCGGATTCCGTTTCATCCGTTTCCGCATCCATGTTGGACTGCATTGTTTTTTCTTCATCTATTCTGTTATCAACGGTATTCAGTTCGATAATCGGTGCATAATACTGGTCGAAATATGTGCTTGCAACAGATAAAAACGGCTTTGCATCATGATTATACTGCAGTACAATATACTCCGCATTTGCAGGAACATTTACATTCCTGTTAAGTTGACTTGATGATATACCATTGATCGGAACACTCTTAGAAATAAATACGCCATTCTTGTCATAAAAGTATGCGCCAATGGTTCCATATACTTTTGTGTTGTTCCCGTACAACCCCGGTTTCAGTTTAAATGGTTTCGTAATGCTGTCAAGCAGAATTGATCCTGTCGCATTTTTGTATGGCCCGTCAACTGCTTCGTACATATTATCTTCTGACGGGCTGTAACCAGTTCCGGTTACTTCTCCTTCGGAAACAACGCAATTACCAACGAAGCCATCTATGATTGCGTAGAACGGGATCTTGTTTTCTCCAGTCTTAAATGCCGTTGAAAGCAGATTATCTATATACGGATAATTGCTCATTCTGAAAAGCGGGTTTTTACCATATCGAACAATTACAAATGATTTGTCATGAATCATCTCAATATCGGTTTCAATTGTCCCCGTTTCAGACTGATAAAATGCAAAATAGGCTGCAGTTTCCGCTGCGGTTACAATATGTGCAACACCCGGGCTGATATAAAAACCAGTAATCCCGCCAATGTCTTTAAGGTTCGATGTCCCCCTGTCCGTTTCCGTTTTAAAATAGACAACATTGGTAGTGTACGATTTACTGTAAAATACATCTCCTTCGTTCAGTTTGTAATTTTTTATAGTTCTTCTTCTGCCATTATTGCTCTGATTGTTACCGTTATTAATCCATCCGTTTTCCCATTCTGTGCTTATATATTGGTTCAAATCGTTCGCTTCAAAATTGATATCACTAAATACCATCTTGTCGGAGAGAATGCTTATGTTGTTGTCAATCCTGTCAGCTTCATCATCAATCTTTCTATCAAGGGCATCAATCGGATTATCCCCTAAATATACTGTTTTAATCGTATCGTTTGAAATAGAGTTAAAGGCAACATAAGCGGCATTCTCAGGAGCAACAACCCGAAGACCATTTAGTTGAGTATTATATGGCCCACGTTCAATGATTGTCCCGTCTGACGAGCAGAACGCATATGATCTTTGATTCGCCGCTCCGTATAGGGATACCAAGAATACGTCCCCTTCTTCACATTCCATGAACGTGCATCTGCCGGCGTATCCTGTGTTCACAGTGTAAGGCGATCCGGTGTTAATACTCGTCCCGGTTGTAACAATCCAGTACCCGGATGTATAGTCCCACGCCATCAGTTGGGGGAGTCTCATATCATCCTTGATGTCGTTTATTGCGCTCTTAACGTTAGAAACGTCCTCGCTCAGCTGGGTATAATCAGCAGGGATTTCTTCTATTACCTCTTCGCCCTTCGCCTCGATCGCTGCGATGGCTTCATCCTTCGCATCAGCCAGGTCATCCACCACGCCCTCAGCTGCATCCTCCGCGATCTGCGCCGCGGTCTGTTCCGCTGCGTCCATCCAGTTCTGCAGGGGTTCCGGCGCCGGCCCGGTGGTTTCCAGGCTGGCGGACGTCGTAAAGTTCCCGATGGCGGATTTGATGATCTCTTCCCCGTCCATCAGCGTCACCTGGATCTGGCCGGACCCGGCATATACCAGATCACTCCCGGTCACGTCCCAGATGGCCCGCCAGCCGTCTTTTTCCGGCTGCACCGGATAGATATCACCATGCGGCGACCGGATGGCCATATTGATGGTCGCGTTCGGATAATCACAGAGTTCTTCCGTGCAGTCAATGATGATCCGCGTATGCAGATTCTCTCCGACGTATCCGAGATTCAGGGTTTTCCCGGCCAGGGACCTCATGGGAATTGTGATTTCCCGTTTGTTCATGTCCTTCCCTCCTTACAGGCTCGCATTGATGCTGAATTGTCCGATCGGGCTTTTGATGATCTCTGTCCCGTCGGTGAACGTCAGCTGCATCCGCCCGTTTCCGCTTTGGTCAAGTTCCTGCTGTGTCAGCTCCCAGATAACAATATTTCCGTCCGTTGAGATCTCCGGCTCATAGATCACCGTCTCTCCCGGCATGATGGCCCGGAGGATGACGTCTGCGTCCGGATAATCATTCAGCACTTCCGCGCAGTCGATATCCACTTCCGTGTGGATGTTTTCACCGACATATCCCAACTGGATCACCCTGCCGTCCAGGTTCCTCATGCTGACCTGTTGTATTCGTTTTCCCATCGTTCACCCTCCAGGCTGATCATGTCGTCTTGAAGTACATCAGATCCACAGTGACGTCCACCTTGCCGGCAGCATTGGCCCGGAATCCGATCTTAATCGTGTCCGTGCTGCCTTCGCCGATCTCATAGGCCATCCGGAAGAAACTCATCCGGTCCGGATTGCTCCCGCTGGTTTCCGACGCCTTGCAGTTGAACCCGGAGATCCCGATCAGCTCATATCCCGGCTTTTTCGCTACGGTGGGCGTCTCTTCATAGTATGATCCGGACGTCGCAGAGAAATCCGTAAGCGCCGCGAACGGCTCAATAACGATGTAATCCCCAAGGACCGGATAAGCCGGTGGCGGAGTATATTTCCCGTTCATATTATTCCTCCCTGATATAGATCAGCTGCAGCGTGATCTCATGCTTTGCGCCGGAGCTGCTGTAATTGTTCCGCAGACCGACAGAGATGGTATCCGTGTCTCCGCTGCCGATCGTGATGTCATAACGGTACAACTGGAAGTATGCGAACCTTGTCCCGGATTCGTTCCCGCAGTCATACCCGCCAACGGCAAACAGCCGGTATCCCGTTTTCTTAGGGATTGAAAGATCTGCCTCATAGCTGCTGGATGCGCTGATGCTCAGCTGGTCGTTTGTGAACGTATCCGTCACGAACCAGTCCGTCAGATCCAGCTCCGGCAGCGGGCCGTTCACTTTTCCGATCATACAGATACACCACCCTTAACCATTCCAAACGAGAATGTCAGCGCACTGAGCTGCGCCGCGCCCAGCGTGAAAGCCACATGCCCGGCAGTGAATGTCCAGCTGACGTCTGTCTGTACGCCCTGCGCTTCCAGTGTGTTTGCATAGCAGTCCGTGTCCGCCGTGATCCAGGAATCATCCACCGTGTAGCTCGCAGATCCGGCAGGGATCGTCACGCTGATCACCTTCCGCTGCGGGAATACATCCGGCAGTCCGGCGTGATAAAGGCTCAGCGCCGTCCGCAGCATCAGCGCGCTGATATATGCATCCGTTCTGGCTGTTCCGCCCGTCGTGCCGGCAAGCACGTCCGCGATCATAGCCTGCACCTCTGTCGATGTGGCGATCAGTGTCGCCAGGCTGACATCTCCGGTTGCGCCGGGCGTGATCCCCTCAATGCTCTTTGCGTATCCGGTCAGGGCCACATTCCCGGTCTGATCAGGGGTAATATTGTCAACGCTCTTAACATAATCACTCAGTGAATCCGCCAGATCACTGATCGCGTCCCCGGTAGCCTTTGCGTCAGCGGCCTGGCCGGTATGGCTCAGCTGGGTGTCAATGGTCGTCTTTGCCGCTTCGATGGCTGCCGCGATATTCGTTGCACCGGTCGCATTGCTCACGGGAATATCAGCGCCGGTTTTGTTATCCAGCGCGGTCAGCGCCGCATCGATCTTCCGGCTGTCCAGT